GGAAATTAATAAAGTCCTGATTAAAAACTTTAATATGTGGCGTCAATCTAGCGAGGAATCCTATATTGACAAGCAATCTTGGGAACTTGCTCAGATTGATAAACCAGACACCACAAAACGCAGGGTTTGGTTAGGGGTTGATGTTGGGCGTGTGAGTGACTTATTTGCTATCACACCAGTTATTATGATGGATGACTACTGGTATCTTGATAGCTTTTCTTTTGTTGCTACCAAATATGGGTTAACAGCCAAGGAAAAACGAGATGGCGTCTCCTATAGCAATCTGGAACGTCAAGGTTATTGCGAGATAACAACACTTGAAAGCGGGGTTATTGATGATGAGCGTGTCCTAGAAAAAATTGAAGAGATGGTTTACTCAAACGACTGGGAAGTTAATGGAATTTGTTTTGATCCTTATCAATTTGGAACATTACTTACAATGATTGAAAAAAGGCATCCAGAGTGGCCTCTGATTGAGGTTAATCAGACGACGATGGTTTTGAACATGCCGACAAAACAATTCCGTGACGACCTCAAAAAAGGCAAAATAAAGCACTCTGGTAACCCTTTGCTGACCATGGCTGTCAACAATGCCTATATCAAGACTGATAATAATGGCATGAGAATCGACAAGAATAAGAATAGCAATAAGATTGACCCCCTTGATGCTGCTCTTGATGGGTATGCAGTTTGTTACTTAGAGCCATTTGATGGTTCTGGTTACTGGACAAGTGAAAAGATTTTAGGAGGAGAGACGCTATTTTGATTGGTTTTATTTTAAAAAACATACATACATTAATCTTGTTAGTTGGATTAGGGCTGTTAATACACGGTCTTTTTTTGTTTGGTGATAAAGTTGGTTTTATCGCAAGTGGCCTTATATTAATTATTTTGGCTATCTACGTAGATAGCATAGGAGGAAGAAAATGAATAAACGCATTAAGAAAAAACGCAAAATCGAACAAGCTATTGTGTTATTGATTGCAGAAAATGCTATGCAAGCAGAAGCAATTAAGAGTCAAGACAGACAAATTGCAGTGCTAACAGGAATCGTACAACACAACGCTATGGCAACAAACGAAGAGTTAGCGACTGTTAAAGCTGCTACTTTAGATAACCAAGTAGCTATCAAGGCAATTGGTGATGATGTTGACTACATTAAGAAAAATTATAAGCGCAAGTGGCGAACATAGATGTTAATGGTTTAGAAAGGAGGTGAGAAATTTATGAGTTTTTTCCAACCTTTGGGAAGTTCAAAGGTGTCCTACGATGACTACATATCGTCGGTGTTAGCTGGTGATGTTTCTCAACAATATCTTGGGGTGTCGGCGTTAAAAAACAGCGACGTACTAACTGCGACATCCATCATAGCAGGAGATATTGCGAGGTTTCCTTTACTTAAAAAAGATATTACTGGAGATATTATTCATGACGAGGATATTAATTATCTTTTAAATGTTAAATCCACAAATAATGCGAGTGCTAGGACTTGGAAATTTGCTATGGCAGTCAATGCCATTTTGACCGGCAACTCCTTTTCTCGTATCTTACGAGACCCCAAAACAGGTCAGGCTTTGCAGTTTCAGTTTTACAGACCGTCAGAGACAACAGTTGAGGAAACGGATAATCATGAAATCATCTACACTTTTACTGATACTTTAACAGCGAAACAGGTTAAATGCTTCGCTCACGATGTCATTCACTGGAAATTCTTTAGCCATGACACAATTTTGGGTAGGTCTCCTTTACTGTCTTTGGGTGATGAGATAGACCTACAAAAAGGTGGTATCAATACTTTAATTAAGTTTTTCAAGGATGGTTTTTCGAGTGGCATTCTAACCATGAAGGGCGCTCAATTAAGTGGAGAAGCACGGCAAAGAGCGCGACAAGACTTTGAAAAAATGCGAGAAGGTTCTGTTGGTGGAAGTCCGCTAGTATTTGATAGCACAATGGAATATACACCGCTAGAAATTGATACTAACGTTTTGCAATTAATCACGAGTAACAATTTTTCAACCGCTCAGATTGCCAAGGCTTTACGAGTACCAAGCTATAAACTTGGCGTTAATAGCCCTAACCAATCTGTAGCTCAACTGATGGAGGACTATGTCACAAACGACTTGCCTTTTTATTTTGACGCGATCACAAGCGAATTAGGGCTTAAAACATTGAATGACAAGGACAGACGTCTGTATCATATCGAATTTGACACACGGAGTGTCACAGGTCGTAATGTTGATGAGATTGTCAAATTGGTTAACAACCAAATCTTGACACCTAATCAAGGACTTGTTGAACTTGGTAAGCAAAAATCTACAGATCCTAATATGGATAGATACCAGTCTAGCCTAAACTATGTCTTTTTAGACAAAAAAGAAGAATATCAGGACAAGGTTGGTATCAAAGGGAAAGGAGGTGAGGTAAATGCCAAAGAGGATAAATCTTAAAGGTCCGCTAATTTCAAATAACTCTCAAGAAGTTTACGACTATTACGGAATGGAAGCCGTTAGTGCAAAAAGTATTTTTGATAACCTTCCCGAAGACAATAGCGATATTATCTTGGAAGTTAATTCAAATGGTGGTCTAGTCACTGTCGGAAGCGAAATCTATACGGCTTTGCGAAATTATAAAGGAAAAGTAACCGCAGAAATCACTGGTATGGCTGCAAGTGCAGCATCAGTGGCTGTTATGGGAGCTGATAAAGTCGTCATGAGTCCAACCGCTCAGATGATGGTGCACAAAGCACTTTTTAATTGGGTGTCTGGTAATAGCGATGACCTAGACAAAGCTTCTAACGCTCTGAAATCTAGCGATAAAGCTATCGTGAATGCCTATGTCGCAAAAACAGGGCTATCGGAAGATGAAATCATGGATTTGATGCGAAATGAAACGTTTATGTCCGCTCAAGATGCCGTAGAAAAAGGTTTTGCTGACGAAGTGATGTCGTTTGAAGCAGTCGCTAGCATTGATAATTCAATGTTGCCACAAGCGGTAATTGATGATTATTACGCAAGTAGAAATAAACGTAAAAAGAAATTAGCAATATGCTACTAGAAATCGAAAAAGAAGAAATTTTACAAGGGCTATAGGCTCTTTTTTTATTGGAGGAATTTATGTTCGAAGAAAAAATTAAAGAAATTAAAGCGAATATCGCTAGCTTAAACCAAACAATTGCTACGAAAACAGCAGAAGTAAAAAATGCTTTGGAATCAGATGATCTTGAAACTGCTCGCTCAATTAAAGCAGAAGTTGAAGAAACTAAAGCGAGCCTAGCAGAAGCAGAAAATGACTTAAAATTATATGAATCTAGCATTGAAAAAGGCGGTGCAGAAAATACTGGAGGAAAAGAAGTGCCACAAGAAACTAAAACATACCGCGAAAGCGTTAACGAATTTATTCGTTCAAAAGGAAAAGCGGTCAATGAAGATTTACGCTTTGAAGGTAAAAATGAGGTGCTTATTTCGATGAATGAGGTAACACCAGTTGCTCCTAAAACAGACGGAGTTAAAAAGGCAGACGTGAAACCAGTTTCAAGCGAAGAAATCTTATACACACCAGCTCGTGAGGTTAAGACAGTTGTTGATTTGAAACAATTTACTAGTATCCACCCAGCTAAAAAAGCATCAGGGAAATGGCCGGTATTGCAACGTGCGACTGACAAAATGGTTAGCGTTGAAGAATTGGAAAAAAATCCTAAGCTCGCAAAACCACAATTTAAAGAAGTTAAATGGGAGGTCAAGACATATCGTGGAGCTATCCCGTTGTCTCAAGAGTCAATTGACGACGCAGATGTAGATTTGGTTGGTATTGTTGCTGAAACAATCGGTCAAATGAAAGTCAATACAACCAATGGTGCAATTGCTGAAGTTCTCAAGAAATTCGAATCTAAGGAAGTAAAAGACTTAGACGAAATCAAGAAACTTCTCAACGTTGATTTAGATCCTGCTTATAACGTGTCATTTATTGTATCTCAAAGTTTCTATCAAACAATGGATACATTAAAGGATAAGAATGGTCGTTACCTACTTCAAGATTCAATCACTTCCGTTTCTGGGAAAGTATTTCTTGGTAAACCTGTTTTTGTACTAGCTGATGAGGTTTTAGGTGAAAATAAAGCATTTGTCGGAGATTTCAAACGTGGTGTATTATTCGCCGATCGTAAAGACTTAGGGCTTCGTTGGGCAGATAACGAAATCTATGGTCAATACTTACAAGCGGTTCTTCGCTTTGGCGTTTCTAAGGTTGATGAAAAAGCTGGATACTACGTTACGTTTACACCCAGTGAAAGCCTCTGAGAAAGAGGCGAAACCAACTAGTAAAAGCACTGTAGAAGAAATCAAACGCTATTTAACAAGTCAAGGAATTGATTTTAGTGGTAAGACCTTGAAATCAGATTTACTTGCATTAGCAGGCGTTGAAGAGGTATAGCTATGGCTGTATCGAAAGAGTTATTAGACAGTGTAAAACTCTATTGTAAAATTGACTTTGATTTTGAGGACGACATCATCAAAGAAATGATTGAATCGGCACAGGAACAAATCTGTTTTGCAATAGATGATGGCTCAACCGCAGACACGTTTAAAGATAGCGCTAAATTTGCTTTAGCTGTCAAAAAGCAAGTCAAGGAGGAGTACGACCATCGCGGTTTGTCTGCGGATAGTTTTCGCTATCCGTTGGCAAATGGCGTTTTAAATATCATCCATCAATTACGATTGCGGGGTGATGATTCATGATTACACGCAAAATGAACACAAGGATAACGATTTTCAGCCAGTCGGGTGGTCAGAATGACGATGGCGAAGTTGTATCTGCTGTCAGAAAAGACGTCTATACATGTTGGGCAGAAGTGCTGAAAACTCAATTAAGAGACTTTAATTACAAATCAAAGTTTCAAAACGCTAGCGATTTGCCAACAAATAAGGATACAAAGGTCTTTTTGATTAGGTATAATCCTAAGTTATCTATCGATAACACGATGTTTGTTGAATTTAACAATCGTATCTATAAGATAGACAAAATCGAATCTGACGAATCTAGCAAAGATATTACTATGATTAGTGGAGTAAGCATGTCATGACAAAAGGTTTGGATGAAATTTTAGCTAATCTCACAAAGCTTGAAGTAAAAGCTCCTAAAACAGCGAAATCAGCAGTAACTGAAGTTGCTAAGGAGTTTGAAAAAGCACTTAAAGCAAATACTCCTGTTTATGAGATTGAAACAGAAGAAAGACTGCAAGAAGATACTGTTATCAGTGGTTTTAAAGGAGCTAATGTCGGTATTGTTTCAAAAGAAATCGGTTATGGTAAAGCAACTGGTTGGCGTGCTCACTATCCTAACGATGGGACGATTTATCAACGCGGTCAGGACTTTAAGGAAAAAACAATCAATCAGATGACACCAAAAGCTAAGCAGATTTACGCTGAAAAAGTGAAGGAGGGACTAGGACTTTGATTGCTGAAACGACAGCTTATAAATTATTAAGTAACGATAAGACACTAAATGAGCTGTTGGATAAGCTCAGAGGTGGTTCTTTTAAAAATGGATTTAAGCAAGGCATATTTACCTATGACATTCCAGACAACCCTATTGATTTACGCAAAGCAGAGTTAGCGCCTTTTATGCGAATTAACACAACGCTAGATGGTCCTGCTGATTATGCTGATGATGAGATACTTTGTAATGAGCAACGTATCACCATCAATTTTTGGTGCAAAACAGCTTCAGAAGCTGACCAAATTAGCAAATGTATAGATGATATTTTAAAAAAAGGCGGTTTTGAAAGATACACCGCAAACGAAAAACCAAGATATAAAGATAGCGATATTGACTTACTCATGAATGTAAGGAAATACCGCTATTTTGATTTTTATTAAAAAGAAAGAGGACAAAATGGGAAAAGTAAAATTTGGATTACGTGATTTTTACTACGGAGTGTTAGATGACAAAGACGAGGTTACGGATAAAAAGAAGGGTATTAAACATCTACCTGGAATGAAATCCGCAAAACTTGATATTACTAACGAATTAGTGACAGTAGCTGCTGATGATGGACCTTACGTTGTATTATCAGGTGGAATCAGCGAGACAAAACTTGAAATCGAGTTGTTAGATTTAACATCAGATGCACGCAAAGATTTCTTTGGAATCACAGTAGAAAAAGGTGTTGAGAAGTACAATAAATCACTCACGCCAAAAGACGTCACTTGTGTGTTCCGCACAAGCGATGAAAACGGTAAGGCGATTTGGGTCGGACTGCTTAAAGGGAAATTTAATCTACCTGGAATGGAGGCGCAAACAAAAGAAGGCACCCCAGACCCTAAACCGGATTCTGTTACAGGTAACTTCGTTGCTCGAGGCAAAGATGGAGATGTTATTTTGATTGGTCGCGAGGATGCAAGTGATTTTAAAATCAATGATTTTTTAAAATGTGTGTTTAATGGTTGTCAAGATGCGGATATCAAAGAAATACCAATTGCGGAACAAGCACTTTTGCCTATGTAATTTTTAAGGTCGCATTTAAGCTGCGACCTTTTATTTTTGTATAAGGAGTAGATATGTACGAAATTACCTTAAAAAAAGGCGGTGTTGATAAGGAATTTAAAAAAGACTTTATCAATGTCGAAGATAATTTGTTGGCTATTGAGCATCAAGTCAGACAGAGTGCTCTGTTTGGTGATGACAAACGCCGCTTAGAGTCTAAAGCCCACAGAAAGTTAAACGAATCTTACTTGCAAATGTTTGTTGACATGTATGCAGGTCAATTTACAGTTGATGATTTAAAGCAATCTGACATGAGTGTTTTAAATACACTTAATGACCTGTACATTGCAGCACTCGGTGGAGAGCAAGAGGAAGAACAAGCCGAAAAAAGGAACAATAACACCACAAGAAGCAAAGGAAAACTTACTATTGTGGATACAAAGCCTATTAAAAAACGGGTACACCATTTTAGATATAAAAAAAATGCGCTTATCTGATATCGAACTGATGGTACAAGCGCTAGAAATTGAAAGTGTCGAAAAAGAAGAAGTGATTGAAACGACCTTGGATAAGGCATTCCCGTTCCTTTTTGGCTAGAAAGGAGGCTAAATGGGGAATATAGGTGATTTAGTGGCAACAGCCACATTAGACATATCACCCTTTATGTCAAATACAAGAAACTTAAAGACCTATATGAAAGGCTTAGACAACTCGTTAAAAGCTGTTGAGAATAGTTTTCGCGGACACGGCGGACGAATTAAGGGGCTTAAAGCAGTCTATACTGAAACAGGCAGTGCCTTAAAAGGCTATCAAGACTTGTTAAAGACTCAATCTCAAAAGTATAGCGACTTAAAAAGAGAAATTGGCGATGTCAATAATGCTACTGCTGAACAAAAGCAAAAACTTATTGGCGCAAAATCAGCAATGTTGGATACCGCTGCGAAAGTCACGGAATTGCAAAACAGATTGCGAGCTTTAGCTACAGAAACTAGTGTCTTTACTCGTTTTGGTAAAGCGGCTGAAAGAGTGGGCGGCAAGATGAAGTCGTTTGGCGATTCGGTAGCTGGAGTTGGTGCTGCATTTACAAGAGGAGTTACGGCTCCGATTGTTGCGGGCGCAGGGTATGCGATTAAAGCAGCTGTTGACTATGAGTCTGCGTTCGCTGGTGTTAAAAAGACGGTAGATGAAACGGCGACAGTATCTTATGCGAAGCTATCACAGGGTATTAGGCAAATGGCCAAAGAGTTGCCAGCTAGTGCGGTAGAAATAGCTCACGTTGCTGAAGCTGCAGGGCAGTTAGGTGTTAAAACGGGAGACATCCTTAGTTTTTCTCGTACAATGATTGATTTAGGAGAATCTACCAATCTATCTGCAGAAGAAGCAGCGACATCTATTGCTAAAATAGCAAACATTACAGGACTAGCATCATCAGAGTATTCTCGTTTTGGAAGTGCTGTTGTCGCATTAGGTAACAATTTTGCAACAACCGAAAAAGACATCGTAGCAATGACAAACCGTATTGCCGCATCTGGTAAGCTTGCAGGCCTGACAAATCAAGAAATGCTTGCCTTAGCAACTGCTATGTCAAGCGTTGGTATCGAGGCAGAAGCTGGTGGCACAGCGATGACTCAGTCGTTATCAGCTATTGAGCGTGCAGTATCGGCAGGTGGTGAAGATTTAACTAAGTTTGCTCAAATCGCTAATATGTCATCCGCCGATTTTGCTAAAGCATGGAAAGAAAAACCAATCGTCGCTTTGCAGGAGTTTATTAAGGGGCTTGGGCAACTTGATAAAAAAGGCGAAAGTGCCACAAAAGTGCTAGATGAACTCGGTTTAAGTGGTATCCGCCAGTCTAACATGCTTAAATCCTTAGGTTTAGCATCTGAAACATTAGGCAAGGCTCTTGGAATCTCTAACAAAGCTTGGAAAGAAAACACGGCGTTGACTGACGAAGCTAACAAACGTTACGAGACAACAGAGTCTAAGCTAAAAATGCTTAAAAACGAAATCAACGATGTAGCCATTGAATTTGGTGGACCATTAGTTGACGCATTGAGAAACGGACTCGAAGCAGGGAAGCCAATCATCCAAATGGCGGCTGACTTAGCTAAGCAATTCAACTCGCTTGATAAAGAGCAACAACAGCAAATTGTTAAGTGGGGGCTTATTGCTGCCGCCGCTGGTCCAGCTTTGTCTATCTTTGGTAAAGGTGTTGGCATTATTGGCAGTACTATTCAAGGTATTGGGAAAATGAGCCAAGGGTTGGGGGCTTTATCTGGTTGGTTAAGGACATTTAAATCTGGTGCAGTTGCAGCTAGTGTTGGTGCTGAGGCTGCAGCAACCTCTATGGGGGGTATGGCTGGAGCGGTTGCCTTATTAAGTAACCCAGTAACGTGGGGTGTTTTGCTAGGTGGTGCAGCGATCGTGGGTATAGGCTTAATTGCTGATAGCATGTATAAAGCCCAAAAACGCACAGAAGAGTGGGGGACTGCTGTTTCTCAGACGGAAGCTGTTGCTTTGAGCAACTTTAAGAAAAAAGTTGACGAAACCAACACTTCTTTGCAAATGTTCGAGGCAGGCGCAAGTAGCGTTAAGAAAGTGACGGAAGCTTTTGACGACTTGGTCGGAAGTATTGAAAAATTAGCTCAATCAAAATTAGACAAGAATATAAACTTAGCTAAAAAATTAGGGTTGTCAGAAGAAACCATAAATGTTTTGAAATCCAAGACTGAAGCCGTTGTTAATAATGTTAAAGGGATGAACGCTCAGATAAAAGCTATTATGGAAAAACATAATGGCGACATGAGTAAGCTTTCTGAGACGGAAAAAGAGTTAGTGTTAAGAAATCAAAGAGAAATGATTAGCACACAGCTTGATTTGATGAAGTTTTCTGCGTCAGAAAAGAAAGCTTTAACAGCTGCTTTAAATAACGAGTTAGATGCTCTTAATGCTAGACAACTTGAAAAAGTATCTGAAAATACCGTCAAGATGCTTGATAAAGAAAATTCGGCATATAAGACAAAAAAAGACAGAGTTAAAAGAAATTTTAAAACAATTTGGAAGTGACACTAGTAAATTGAGTGCTGAGGAGTTGGCCGCTAGACAAGAAGTTTTGAATAGACTTACCGAACTAAACATGCAGCACAACCTGAAGACTAAAGCTTTAAGTGATCAGTATCTTGCTATCCAGAGGGAGCGAGTCCAACGGTTAAAAGAATCTGGTAAGAGCCAAGAAGAAATTCATCGGGGGATAAGCCAAATGGCGTCTGACATGGCACAAAAGCTTGGCATTAGCTATGACGACGCTTACCGTAAACTAGCTTATTACACTGAGAAATCTGGTGAAACGTTGAAAGTTTTATCACGTAATACCGCTAATGCCACGGCAGAGGTTGCAGCTGCTAACGCTCAATGGGATAGTCTGTTTACGAGTGATAACCCACAACAAAGTTTAAATGAATTGTTATCAACAGCAGAAGGTTGGAACAGTTTTGAAATCATGGTTAAGAATGCTGATGTTGAACCGACAGGTAGAGCCGCACTTGCTGAAATGCTAGTAGCTGGCGGCCAATGGGAAAATATGACGTTAGAGCAGAAGAAGTTGGTTGTTGATGGTCAACAAGCGATGATTGAAATCTTTGATAGCAAGGAATTGTTAGCGCAGTGGCAAGCATTGACGCCAGAAGAAAAGGTTTTGCTAGCGAAAAACTTAACACAAGAACCAACTATGTCGGCTCAACAAGCCCTTGATAGTGTTAAGCAAACAGTACCTGCTGATGTTAATGCAAGTGATAAAACAGCAGGCGAAACTCAATCAGCACAAAACAAGATTGACAATGTTAAGCAGAAAGCGCCAGCCGATGTGAAGGCATCGGATAAGACTGGACCAGATGTTGCAAGTGCCAATAGGGCAGTCAATAGTCCTAAACAAAATAGTCCAGCTGTTATCAGAGCACAAGATAACGCAAGCGGCGTTGCAGAAAACGTAATATGGTCATTGGCTAGAATCCCAAGAAGTGTTACAACAACCATTACAACGTTTGTCCGTAAAATTTTTGGACATGAAAAAGGAACTGATTTCCACCCTGGTGGCTTAGCCATGGTCAATGACCAAAAAGGACCATTATACAGAGAGTTGGTTACTTTGCCAACTGGGGAATCGTTTATTCCAAGTGGTCGAAATGTTATCCTTCCTCTGCCGAGAGGATCTAAAGTCTTAAAGGCCAGCCGCACAAAACAGTTATTCCCGCACTATGCAAACGGAATAGGTTTTGACGACACCAAAATTGCCAATCTAGCAACGCGTTTAAAAAATGTGCATGATAAAGGGCAAGTAATTGTCAATAATGACCCTCAAATAGCAGAATTGATTAAACTGCTTAAAGACAGAGATGACAGAAATGTCACAAATAACTATACCTTAAACGCTACTAATAGCAGTAGTTCAGGAGATATGTTTAGCCAAGAGAACATGAGACGACTAATCAGAGAATTGGCATACTACACAAGCGGAGAAGGAGGAAGGTTAGCTTAATGCGATACATTGAATTTAATGGCATTAAAAGCAATGATTTAGGTTTGTTGCTAGAACGCGAGCGGTCTGTTAAGTCAACGAGCAACGATGTCAATTTAATAGAAGTCGATGGTCGTGACGGCGTACTTATTAAAGACAACGAACGCTTAAAAGCGGTTGAGCAAGACTTTCCTTTTTCGCTGGTTGGTGACGTGGTTGTCAATCAGCAAAAAATAAGCGAGTGGTTGCACGTCAAAGGTTGGCATGACTTAGCTTTGTCTTGGGACAAGGACTATATCTATCGGGCTAGTGTTGTCAATCTTTTTGAGATAGACGAGATTCTAAAACAGTTCGGCAGACTGAAAATCAACTTTTTAATTCATCCTATCAAATACTTAAAAACGGGTAAGCAAGAGGTGTTTCTCGATAATGGTGGTACTCTACAAAATCCCGGCAATGTACAGGCTAAACCTATCTTAAGAATCAAAGGCACAGGCGATGGTGTTTTAACCATTAACGGTTTTGAGACAGGACTTGAAAATGTGCAAAGGGAACTCGTCATAGACATGGAAAGGCACCTTGTCTATAAAGACGTCCTATCTGCTTGGGATAATATCGTAAGGACAGAGCATCATCGCATGCCTCTTTTTGATATTGGTCAAAACAAAATCTCGTGGACTGGTAACTTTACGATCGCCGCAGTACCAAACTGGGGGGTTAAAGTATGATACCAGTTTTATACGAGGCTAAAGAGACTAAATTTAGGACTTTTGGTCTCGGTGAGATTGCGGACGCTTACGAGGTCAGAGTTACCAGAGAGCGCAATGGTAATTACTCACTATATATCAAATATCCTTTAGATGGTGTCTTTGCCTCTGTCTTTAAAGAGGAGATGAAGATTAAGTCTGATGCAGGTCGTAGGACCAAGTGGCAGACATTTGAAATCAATCGGGTACTACGAAATAGCAAGGATCACATTGAGATTTTTGCAAGACACATCTCAATGCGCACACAGGATATTGCTTTAAAACCATTTGTGAATGGGTCTAGTATCGGTGCTGAGTCAGCCTTAGAAGTCTGGAAAGAAAACCTTGTCGGTGATGATAAGTTTGATGTTAAAAGCGACATCTTAACGCTCGGGAGTTTTAACTGGGAAGTTGATAAAATCGGCAATGCCCGTGGCGCTCTCGGAGGTGTCGCGGGCTCAATCTTGGATGTTTACGGTGGTGAGTACGAGTTCGACAATCGTACCATCATCTTACACAAACAAATGGGGCGCAAAGCACCTACTGTGCTGGAGTATGGTCGCAATATCGTCAGCGTAGAGGAGGAGCGCCTGCTAGATGGCAATTACACCTCTATCTATCCTTACGTAAGATATACGCCACAACCAAAACCGCAAGAAGAAGCCTCTGGTAAGCCGCACGTAGGCGAGCATGAGCAACCCGAAGAACAATTGGTGACGCTGCCCGAGTTTATCCTAGATGGTCAGTATCTTGACTTATATGCTCAACGCAGAATCCAGATGGTTGATTTGTCAAGCCATTTTAACGATGACAAAAATAAAAAGAACCAACAGTTGAAGAAATCAGAAAGCTGGCTCAGAAGTACCTTAAGGATAATAACATTGGTGCGCCAAAAGTCAGTATCGAGGTTGATTATATCGACTTGTCACAAACGCTTGACTATCAAGATTTCAGGGTCATGGAAGAAGTAGAGCTTTGCGATATCGTACCACTCTACTATCCAAAGTTTGGCATCACAACTGAGTCTGAAAAAGTCGTTGAGATTGTCTATGACGTCTATACCGATAGTAATCACACTATCAAGTTGGGCACGATTGGCCAGTCCATCTCTAAGAGTTTGACGGGCGGGGTCTCAGAGCGTATCAATGCGTTGGAAAATAACCAAAAAGTGATTGTTAATAACCAGAAGCAATTTGAGCTTAACTTGCCTAAATATCTCCTAGACATCAATGGTAACCGTGTCTGGTACGAAAAACCAGATGACAATATTGAGCACAAGATAGGTGATTACTGGTTCGAAAAAAATGGTAAGTATCAGCGCACTTGGATTTGGGATGGCAAGCAATGGGTTAAAGTACTAGATACTGAGGATTTGAATTTTGCTCAAAGGGCCTATGATGCCGCAATAGCCGAATTCGAAAAAGCCAAAAAAGCGCAGGAAGAAATCAATCAACGCACCGATAAAGAGCTTGAAGAGTTCCGAGCCACCCTCAAAAACCTAGCGTTACCCGAAGAAGCCATTAAAAAAATCACAGATGCTATCAAGGTTGATGACATCCCATCGATTAAACAGTCGTTTGATGACCTCAAAAACAAAGTCAGTGAGACAAGCGAAGAATCTCGTTTAACTGCCGAAATTTTAGGAAACAACGGTAAGACCCGTTACAACAAAAACTTATTAGTCGGCGAGCCTAACCGCACGAAGTCTTACGACCAGGATTTTATCGAACTTGAGGCCAACGATGGTGGTTTCAAGCATGGCGAGACCTATACGATTAGCTTTAATCAGACATGTGAGTTACTCCAAAAAGTGGCTATCACGCTGACACAGGCTAATAATAAAGGCGTCAAACTGGTACTGACACCTACCAAGGCTAAGATGGATGCGCAGACTTTTACTCTAACCAATGATAAAGAGTCTATAGAGGTTTATCCTTTGAGCTATACAGGCGTTTTAACTGGCGATTGGTATAAATCTAAGCAAATAGATTTAAATGCGTCAGAAGCGAAGGAATTAGCTCTGGGGATGTCTTATAGAGATGTGGCAGATGCCAAAGGTGCAACTATCATAGCTAAACAATCAAGCAATCCAAAAATTATTTTAGATGGAAGGAGGGACAGATGACGCTGGAAGAAAGAATACCAATTAAAGTCTTATTTGACCGCAAAGATGCCGCCGAATGGCAAAGATTAAATCCTGTTATTGATGATGGCGAACTAGTCGTTGAGCTAGACACCCACAGACTGAAAGTCGGAGACGGAAAACTAAATTACAACAACCTGCCTTACTACGAAGGTCCGCAGGGTGAGTCAGTCACCAAAGTACAGCTATCCGAAAATGGAGAGTTATCTGTATGGATTGGCGACAAAGAGACTAAGCTTGGCAACATTAAGGGTCAAAAAGGGGATAAAGGGACAAGTATTACTGACATCACCAAAGATGGCGAGACACTCACTATCAAGCTATCAGATAGCACTCAAAAGACCTTTAATATCCCTAACGGCTCAAAAGGAGATAAGGGCGACAGCGTAAAAAGTGCTCGAGTTGATGAAGAGGGGAACTTTTACGTCACTATTGAAGGGCAGTCTGAAAAGCTGCTTGGTAATATCAAAGGTGGCAAGGGCGACAAGGGTGATTCCTTGAAGTTTGAAGACTTAACCCCTGAGCAAATCGCTCAAATTAAGGCTAAGGATGTGGATTTATCGGCTTATGCTACAAAGGCGGAGCTGGCAGAGATTGACGTAAGCAAACAGCTTACAGACTATCTGTCTAAAGCGGATGCTGATAGTAGGTACGCGACCAAATACCACAAGCACGAGCTTGACGACATCGACGGATTGCAATCCGCTTTAAATCGCAAAGCTGATGCTATACATTATCATCGCATAGATGACATTGCAGGACTCCAAGAAGCCTTTAACGACAGGCCGACAACAGAACGTATGTCGCAAGCTCTAACAAGGGCACTGGAAGATGTCGTTAGACAAGGCCAATTGTCTGGTTATGTTAGATTGGCTGATATCCAGTATCAGTTAAACAATATCGGCAAGTTAAAAGACACGCAAACTGGGCAATATCTTGAGGTTAAAGTAGTTGATAAAGGACAGGCGCCTAGCAATACCAGCGGCATGATTGTATTCGAGAGGGCTTAACTATGGCAGTACAAAACATACCACAACGGGTTTTTAAGCAGATTGTTGATAACGAGCTTGCTAGATCCTACTCGTTTTTTAGAGATTTACAAATCGGTCAATTTTATATTGTGATGTCTGATGTGCGCAGTTTTGAAATTGGCAGAGATGTCGATATCTACAAAATCGTATCTGATACACAAGCTGATGTCTATAAAGCCAACAAATACAATTACAAATCTGTGTCAAATGCAGCTCCGTCGCCAGAGCGGCCATCATCACAAAAAAATGACAGTCTATATCAATCGGTTACAATCGATGGACAGGCGATTAGTCGCATTATTTGTAATAACAAAGTGGTTTGGCAAAAGCAAGTACAAAGTACAAATAATAATGGCTGGGTGCAATTATGGCAAGGTACTTTATCTTTAGACGATGTTAGCTTAGCAGCCTATAAGATTTACGGATTTAGATCTGGCTCAATTGATATAATTAAACGCGCCGATGAGCTAATTGGCTCTTATGAGTCAATCAATGGTAATACCTTAATTGCACGCTTTGACCACAGCGGTAATCAACTTTTAGTCAGTGGGTTTGGTCAAAATCCAGTCACGATTTATGGTAAAAATTAGGAGGATAAATGAGTAGAGATCCAACACTTTTAATAGACGAGTCAAATTTAACAATCGGCTCAGATGGACGTGCTTATTATACATTCACGGCTGGTGATAACACAAAAAGCGTTAAAATAGCCAACGACAAATGTATCGGTACAACTCGTTTTAACCAGATCATGATTGAGCGAGGAAATAAGCCGACTAGCTATGTTGCTCCAGTAGTCGTTGAGGGCAGTGGAGAGTCAACGGGGGTTTTTAAAAGCCTTGAGGAGATGCTTAGTGGCTTAAAATCTATCAAATTAGAGTTAACAGACACAGCAAACTCAAATCTGTGGTCAAAAATCAAGCTGACGACAAACGGCATGTTGCGTGAGTATCATCGTGATAACATCACAACAGAGATTGTCGAGAGTGCAAATGGTATAGCCACACGGATTAGTGAGGATACTGATAAAAAACTTGCGCTTATTAATGAGACAGTCTCAGGTATTAGACGTGACTATCAAGACGCAGATAGACAGCTATCGTCAACTTACCAGGCTGGCATTGAGGGCTTAAAAGCCACAATGCGTGATGATAAGTTAGGCTTGCGAGCTGAGATTAAGGCTTCCGCTCAAGGTTTGTCGCAAAAGTATGATGATAAGTTACATCAGTTGTCTACTAAGATTACCACGACCTCGTCAGGCACAACTGAGGCTTACGAAAGCAAGCTCAACAGCTTGCGTGCTGAGTTTACTCGTAGCAACGAAGGCATGCGGACAGTGCTAGAGTCAAGAATTAGTGGGTTGCAATCAACGCAACAAGCAACTGCCTACCAAATCTCACAAGAGATTAAAAACCATAAAGGTGCTGTTAGTCGTGTACAACAGGACTTAGACAGTTACCAAATACGATTGCAATCCGCAGAAGATAATTACTCTAGCTTACAACAGACTGTCCGAGGTTTGCAGAGTGATGTCGGCGACCCGACTGGTAAAATCCAATCACGCTTTACACAGTTACAAAGCCAAATTGATCAGCGAGTTACTCGTGATGGTGTCATGTCTATCATCAACCAATCTGGTGACAGTATCAAGCTAGCTATCCAAAAGGCTGGTGGTATTGACGCTAAGATGTCCGCAAAAGAGATTGTCTCAGCAATTAACCTCAACGGCTACGGTGTCCGCATCTCTGGCGAGCGTATCGCCTTAGACGGCAATACCACGGTTAACGGGGCTTTTGGGGCTAAGCTTGGTGAGTTTATCAAGTTACGTGCGGATAATATTATTGGCGGCACGATTGACGCCAGCAAGATCAATGTGATTAATCTAAACGCTAGCAGCATTGTTGGTTTAGATGCCAACTTTATCAAGGCTAAAATCGAGTATGCGATTACGAGTTTGCTTGAGGGTAAAATCATCAGAGCAAGAAATGGTGCTATGAGCATTGACTTGCAGACAGGCCAAATTAATCATTATACAGATACATCGGCCATTAGACGTATAGATAGTAGCACAGCGAGCCAATTTATTAAAATGACTAAATCAGGCTTTGTGTCAGAAATCGGTCGGACACAGGCAGCGATGACAGTCATAGGGTCTAACAGCGATGGCTCGGAAAGTCATGACAACGCCGGTTTCGCTGGCATGAGAACTTGGAACGGAACTGTAGGATATCAATCCACAAGCTTGATTGAGCTAGTCGGTAATCGTGTCACAATTTATAGCAATAAAAACCGTAGTCCATGGCTTTTTGACTTCACGATACCAGGGTATGCTTACCTCATTCCGCAAAATGACAATGGCACAAAACACATGATTGGTCGAGCAGACCGCAAAATAGACCAAATTTACGTAGGGGATATTTTTGTTCAAGGCGAGCGTGTCGCTATGATGTTAAAAGATTTAGCAAACAGAATAGGTTTTTATGGCGGCTGGGCTAGTCGTATAGGATAAACAGGAGATAACATGCAATTAACTATTAAAAACAAAGATTTAAACACGCTACATAGCGTGCTTGACAAAATCAAGGTCACCAACATGCGAGCAAATCGTGGACGTGCCAAGCTACTTGCAAAAGTAGAGGCTAAGCTAAGCGAGTATGCTAAAGATGAAGTTGATATTATTGACCAGTATGTCTCTAAAAATGACGATGGCAAGTGGATTACAGATGACAAAGGCAATCCAAAAATCGATGACACGTCAAAACTAGCTGAGCTTAACGACTTTTTAGACGAGTTAGCAAGCGAGCCTATCGTGATAAAAGGTGGCGAGTATTCCAAGCGTTTTATTGACTTTTTGGAGTATCTAGCCGAATCGGAAGACGAATTTACCTCAGAGGAAATCGTCTTAGTTGATAAAATCTTGGAACAATTCGAAGCAAGTAAAAAAGGAGAATAACTATGAGAAATTGGAAAATCACAGGAAAATACCCACAATCTGACAGTACAGGAGCAGTCGCAAGCACATACGTTGTTATTACAGATGATGACGGCGCTGTTATCCCACAACTGATTAAGCAGGACTTAACCTCAACTAACGATACAGAGACAATCAAAGCTGTCTTGGAAGAGTTTAAAAAAATCTGAATACGTCGAAATCGCTATGGGTGAAGCCGTGCAAAAAGTGGACGATTTAGAAAAAATCTCACAGCAAACTGCCAAGACTGCTAAAACAGCCCAAACAGCCGCTGGACTAGCTAAAGTGTCCGCAGAGCGCACACAAAAGATGATTAACTTGCAAACCATCCACGTTTTGACAAGCGGTGGCAAGATTGATCCTGACATTTATAAAGGCATGCTTGAGCTTATTGAGCCTGTCAAAAAAGGTGAGTACAAAGCTTATGACGTGTTTACAGTGGTAGACGAGTCACACGAGGAGCAGGCAGGTGAAGGGAACCTAGTCTTTGTACACGTTAACGAGCCGTTTACTTATGAGACACAAACCTTAGAGGAGCTAGAGTCAGAAGCCAAAGTCACAGTTATCAAATATGCGGATTTGGTTAAACAAGATTAGGGGTGGTTAGATGCACGAAATCTTAATTCAAATCAAAGAGTTAGCGGGGGCGGTAAGTGCCCTTGCTCTTATTGGTGGTGCTATGATTTGGATTTACAAAAAGCTTGTTATTGAGCCAGATAGCAGACTGGCAGAAAAATTGCAGGTGGAAAATAATAAGCTGCTGACTGATACGGTAAATCCTCTGACTGATGCCATCAAAGACCTAAATTATAATCTCAACACTGCCACAAAAGAGAGAGCGGAGATGCGTAAGGACATTGAAGTGCATGAAGGAAGACTCGATGCTCACGACATCCGACTAACTGTACTAGAGACAAAGGAGAAATAAAATGCAAGAAATTACTAATATTATTACGGGATCATCACTATCAATTTTGACTATTTTGGCAGGTATTGTGGTTAAGCTTGTTAAAGATTATCTACTAAAAAAAGGTGGCGAAAAAGCGGTTAAAATCGCTGAAATTGTCGCTCGTAATGCTGTTGAAGCCGTCGAACAAATCGCTTATGACAAAGACATCAAAGGTATCGAAAAACTAACAGAAGCTAAAGTTGCGGTTCGTGACGAATTATCAAAGCATAACGTCTATTTGTCTGATAAACAAATGGAAGTCTTTATCGAAGCAGCTGTTAAACGCATGAATGATAACTGGAAAGGTCAATAATATGGCAACTTTAGATGAAGTATTATCCTTTGCCAAGGGATTGGCAGACACTGGTC